CATGGAAGAGGTTCCCGAAGCCGCCGCGGCAATGAAAGCAGTCGGTGACGCACTGCCCATCTTGATTGCCAACGATAAAAAAGCCGCAGATGATTTTCAAGCGGCTCAAGAAGCGGCCACGCAGAAGCTAATCGATGAAGCTGCTGCTTTCGCTGAAGCTGAAGCTGCTGCTTTCGCTGAAGCTGCCGCTGCTGAAGCTGAAGCTGACGCTGTTGCTGCTGAAGCTGACGCTGTTGCTGCTGAAGCTGCTGAAGCTGAAGCTGCTGAAGCTGCTGAAGCTGAAGCTGCCGCTGACGCTGCAGGACTACTTACAGAAGACGAGGTGCCCGCTGTCGAAGAGGACATCTCAACGGAGAATAGTTTATAACAGATTCTCCCACAGAATGATAAGTTAAAATCAGATAAATAAAAACTGTACGGCGGCTACGGTCGCACACAATTAAAATATTAATACACTATAAAAATTATGAATGAAATTAAATTATCACTACAGGAAAACGAAGTAAATGCTCTTCTCCAGCTCATTGATCTCGCAGTTAAAGCACAAGGCCTTCAGGTTGCTGAAGCAGGTTCTGTTATTGCAGGTAAGATTCAGGAGCAGGCTAAAAGCCAAGTAGAACCACCTGCTGAGGACGGCCCAGCTCCTGAGGAAACTGAAAAGTAGCCGTAATTAAAATTAGGGGTGTTCCGGAAAACACTTGACGTTTCTTTATCCGCTATTATATAAATAGATCACATGGCTATACCAAATACAAGACAAAAACTTATCGATTATTGCTTAAGAGCATTAGGCCATCCTGTCATCGAAATTAATGTCGATGACGATCAGATCGAAGATCGCGTTGATGAGGCAATCCAATTCTATCAAGATTTTCATAGCGATGCTGTAGTTCGTAATCTATTGAAGCATCAAGTGACGCAAACTGATATTGACAATGGCTATATAGGTATATCTACTAGCGCAAATATTTTATCAATTAATAATGTATTTAGCATAGATAATACCAATTCCGGAACATCCCTTCTTTCACTAGATTACCAAATGCACCTAAACGATGTTTTCGATTTAAATGGTGCATTTGGTGGTATCGTTAATTACGAATTGACACAACAATATCTTTCACTAATCGACCGTAATATAAATGGCGCTTATGAAATGATCCAATATAGTCGCCACAAGAGCCGAGTGAATTTTCATACCAATGCTCTAGGGGAGCTTGGTGTAGGAAACTACGTGGTCTTTGACGGATATAGCGCTGTTGATCCAGAAAGCTTCACTGCTGTATATAATGATATGTTTTTAAAGCGATATATCACTGCTTTAGTTAAACGGCAATGGGGATTAAATCTTATTAAATTTGAGGGCATGGTTCTACCAGGCGGTGTTACAATGAACGGGCGCCAAATATACGATGATGCTATCGCTGATATCGAAAAGCTTGAAGAGAAGATTCGTCTTGAGCACGAATTACCACCACTAGATTTTATAGGATAAGATGCCAAGGAACGTATATTTTAATCAGGGAACAACGTCTGAAAAGAGACTCTTCGAAGATATTACTATAGAGGCTCTTAAGATTTATGGCCATGACGTGTTTTATATTCCTAGGAGTATTGTAAACACCGATTCTATATTTAATGAAGACGCCCTATCGAAATTCGGTGCGGCCTATCAGATTGAAATGTATGTTGAAAACACTGATGGTTTCGGTGGTGACGGCGATTTACTTTCAAAGTTTGGTGTAGAAATAAGAGATAGCGTTAATCTTATTGTTTCAAATAGACGTTGGGAACATTTAGTATCACGGTTTCAGGATCCTACAGAAGTTAGACCTCAAGAAGGTGATCTAATATACTTCCCGCTTGTTAATGGTTTATTCGAAATTAACTATGTCGAAGATGAAACCCCTTTCTATCAGCTTCAAAACGTCCCGACCTTTAAATTGTCATGCCAACAGTTTGAATATAATAATCAGGAGATTGATACAGGCGTATCAGAGGTTGACAAGTTTGAAATAAATTTCGCAACACGGACTCGCTTAAACTTAGGAAGCGGAGCAGGAACATTTGCTGTTGGTGAAGATGCTACTCAAACGAATGGAACAATAACAATAACAGGTGAAGTTGCCGTTGTTGGGACTGATTATATAGATGTCACCAATCAACGAGCGAGCGATAGTAGCAATACCGGGTTTATTAAAACAGAGGGAACCTGGGGCAACGTGACAGGATCACAAAACAGTCCTAATCCTTCTTATATAATTTCATCGATAGACGCATTTAACACAATTGATGACAATGATCCTTATGCCGACAATACAGATTTTGAAATTGAGGGCAATTCATTCATTGATTTTAGTAAGAATAATCCATTCGGAATGCCGAACATAACAACTTAAGATATGCTAAGCGGAACACATTTTTATAATAAGACAGTCCGGACTGCAGTGGCTGTCTTTGGCACACTATTTAACAACATTAAAATCCTACGGCCTGGAGCTACAGAAGAAAAAGTTCCTGTCGCGTACGGTCCTAGGAAGAAATTTTTAGCGCGTATCAATTCAGATACCTCTGGTTCTACTGCAGAGACCATCGCAATTAAACTACCAAGGATTAGTTTCGAGATTACTTCAATGGAGTATGATAACGAGAGTAAACTGAATCGCTTTAATAAGAAGTTTATTCCAATTGAGGGTGATGTTAATAATGTTAATACCCTCTATCAAAGTGTTCCGTATATTATCGGGATGCAATTAAATGTTTATGCGCTCAATCAAGATGAAGCATTGCAAATAGTTGAACAAATTTTACCTACATTTTCTCCTGAATACACCGTAAGTATAAAAGATCTCGAGGGGAAGAATACTACTACGGATGTTCCTATCATATTAAACTCGCTCTCATTTAATGACGATTATGAGGGCGATTTTGAAACAAGGAGAACTATTCTTTACACCCTTGATTTTAGTATGAAAATAAAGTTTGCTGGTGGAGTAACTAAGCAAGGTCTCATACGAAAAGTTGATACATTCTTATTCGATGATGTCAATACCAGCTTAAAAACAACTAATCCTTACGGTGTTAATAATGAAAATATCCGTGTTGCAGTGGCCGATGCAGATTCTGCGCCGCTTGATAGCACCGATACTATAACAACTACATTTGGTTTTGATCATGGATCATGAAGATGAAACACCTGAAGTCGCTCCAGAAAATCTTGAAATAGCGCAAATACCACAAATCGAAGTTTCGAATGCTCAGATAGTAAATGACACCGAGACCGATGTTGAGTATTCTCGAGAGAAAATGAAGTCGTTAATCGACCAGTCGTGCGAAGCGATTAATCAAATGATGGCATTGGCATCGGAGTCAGAGCATCCTAGGGCATTTGAAGTATTATCTGCGATGATAAAACACACTAGTGAAATGTCACAAGACCTCGTTAAGTTGCAGAAGACGCGGAAAGAGATCACGCAAGAAAAAAACGGGCCTTCAAGCACAACTACTAATAATTCTATTTTTGTTGGATCAACTACAGAATTACAAAAGTATCTTAAGGGTAAAAACGAAGATAAATCTATAGATGTCTGAGATTTTAGTAAATGGTAATGGCGGTTACATGGGTAACCCTCTCGTGAAAAAGGACGGGCTGAAGACTCCGTTCTCGGCTGAAGAGGTTGACGAGTACGTGAAGTGCATGAACGATCCGATTTATTTTGTTGAGAAATACGTTAAAGTAATATCATTGGACAAAGGGTTAGTACCATTTAATCCGTATGAATATCAAAAGAAGATGTTTAAACAGTTTAATGAGAATCGTTTTAATATTGTTCTTGCATGCAGACAATCTGGTAAATCTATCTCGTCAGTAGTCTACATATTATGGTATGTTATTTTTAACTCTGAAAAGACCGTTGCAATACTTGCTAACAAAGGATCTACTGCGAGAGAGATGTTAAGCCGTATAACATTAGCGCTTGAGAATCTCCCATTCTTTTTACAACCAGGTTGCAAAGCGCTTAATAAGGGTTCAATCGAATTTTCTAATAATTCACGGATAATCGCTGCAGCTACTTCAGCAAGTTCTATTCGTGGTCTTTCTGTCAATTTGCTTTTCCTTGACGAGTTTGCATTCGTTGAAAATGCCAGTGAGTTTTACACATCAACGTACCCCGTTGTTTCTGCTGGTACTGAAACCAAAGTGATTATCACATCTACTGCAAACGGTATCGGAAATATCTTCTGCGGACTTTGGGAAGGAGCACTAAAAAAGAAGAATGAATTTGTGCCATTTCGTATAGATTGGTTCGATGTTCCTGGCAGG